CCTGGATAGGGTAATTAGGGATAAGAATGGTGATGATCCAGTCTTCTATGAAATGGAAAACATAGATCAATATAGACAAAAGCATAACAACCTTGGACTGTACACATCTGTTTGGCATTTTAATTCCGCTGATATAAACAAGGCTATCAGGTTAGGGTCTTTATATTTTGACTTAGATAGTGAAGATATGAATTTGTGCTATGAAGAAGCGCAAAGACTATACGGTTATCTGTCCATGTACATTCCGCAAGAATCACTATTAGTTTATTTTACTGGAAAAAAAGGTTTTCACATAGAGTGTGAAGCAATTGGTTTAGGTATTAATCCATCAAACGAATTACCAAAAGTCTTTAGATATATAGCAAATAAGCTAAAGGAAGATCTATCTATTTCCTCAATGGACTTTAGCGTTTATGACATGAGAAGAATGTGGAGAATGCCTGGATCATTACATCAGGCAACAAAGCTATTTAAGACTCTCCTGCCAAAAGATATATTCTTATCTGGAATAGATAAGATTATTACTTACTCAAGTGAGCCACAGTCCTTTGATGTAGTTGAACAGTCTTTTGATTTCAAAGCAAATGAATGGTATAGACAGTTCACCTATCAAATGGAAGAAGATAAAAATAAACCAAAAGATATACTACAACATTTTAATAAGTTTGGTTCTTCTAACTTAAAGTCTTTTGATCAGAATCAAAAAATATTTGAGAAAGAAACACTTTGGATAAAGTGTCCATCGATAAAAAGACTACATGAACAGGCTGAAAATTCTCACTTTCTAGAACATGAAGCTAGATTATTCCTATGTTCCATATTAACATATAGCGAAGAATCGATTAACTATCTACATGAGATACTAGGTAATTGCGAAGATTACAACCCAAGTAAATCACAAGCGCATATAAATGACTGGGTAAGAAGAAGAGAATTAGGCATAGGGGGGAGACCCTATACCTGTGAAAGGGCTAACGCAGTTGGTGTGGGGTGCGGCAGTTGCTCTCTTGAGAAGAAGAATAAGTGGGTTAAAGTTGGAGATAGATTTATAGAGACTCAAGAAAAATCTTCTCCATCACCAGTTCGATTTGCTTACAAATCTGCAACTAGAAAGGAGGAGTAATGCAAGATGATAACGATGATGTAATTGGCCTGTGTACTGACTGCGGAACCGAACAAACAGATAGACACATGCATAACAGTTCTTTTGCTCAAGCCGGACTGCCAGCAGTATGCAAGTACTGCAAGGGCGTGGTAACAGTTTGCTATAGACGTGATAGAGATAATGTATTGAATCAAATAAATACTAAAAGAGGACTTAAGTGAAAAACTGGACAAATCTTCACAACCATACTGTGTTCTCCATGTTGGATGGCCATGGTAATGTAGAAGAATATTTATCAAGAGCTAAGTCTTTGGGCATGAGTGGATTGGCTACAACCGATCACGGTAACATACATTCATGGTTAGATTTTTACGATGCTGGAAACTCAATAGGGGTTAAACCAATCTTAGGATCAGAGTTGTATCAGGCTAGAAAAACTAGATTTGATAAAGACGAAGAAGAAAGATCAGGTCCATCTAAAAATGAATGGGAGCAGAGAGGTCCATATCATATAACTGTATTAGCTAAAAATAATACTGGTTATCATAATATAATTAAAATGTCTTCTAAAGCTTTTACAGAAGGCTTTTACGTAAAGCCTAGAGTAGATCATGACTTAATATCTCAACATTCCGATGGGATAATAATCTTGTCAGGCTGCTTAAATGGAGAAGTATCTCAAGCCCTCCTAAGGAATGATTACAATACTGCCTTAAAACATGCAGCCTCAATGCAAGAGATAGTTGGCAAGGAAAATTATTTTATAGAGATAATGAATCATGGGATAGAAGAGCAGATAAAAATAATTCCTGACCTTATTAAAATAGCCAATCAAATTGGGGCTAAAGTAGTGCCGTCTGGCGACTGTCATTACGTGCACCAAAGTGATGCTCACGCCCATGATGTAATGTTATGCGTAGCAACAAACTGTAACGTGCATACTCCTAATAGATTTTCTTTTTCTGAAGATAAATTTTATCTTCAATCTTATGACGAAATGTCTTCTATATTTTCTGATGAATATTTAAAAAATACAATGCACGTGAATGACATGATAGATCTTAACTTAAAATTTGGCGAAATACATTTTCCAAACTTTCCTATACCAACTAAAGAATCTTCAACTGATTACTTTGAAAGATTAGCATGGGAAGGTCTGAAGAATAGATATGGCAATCCATTACCTGATCACATTATAGAAAGAGCTAACTATGAAATTAGAGTAGTGAAAGAGATGGGTTTTCCTGAATACTTCTTAGTCGTATCAGACTTAGTTCGTTGGGCTAAAGAAAACGATATTAGAGTTGGCTGGGGAAGAGGATCCGCTGCTGGAAGTATTCTATCCTATGCATTTGATATTACAAATCTAGATCCAATTAAGTTCGGTCTTATGTTTGAGAGATTCTTAGTTGAGGGAAGAAAATCAATGCCAGATATCGACTTAGACTTTGATGATAGGCACAGAGATAAGGTTATTGACTACGCTAGAACTAAATACGGTAATGATAAAGTTGCGCATATCTGTACGTTTAACAGAACTGGCGCTAGGCAGTCTGTTAGAGACGCAGCTAGAGCCCTAGGCCATGACTTTACGGTTGGAGACAAAGTAGCTAAGCTAATACCTCCTCCGGTATTAGGTGTTTCTAAATCGTTAAAAGAATGTATGCAGGTGCAGGAATTTGCAGGTCTTTATAATACTGACGTTTTATCAAAGGAAATAATAGATACAGCTTTTGGATTAGAAAACCTAGTAAGACAGACTGGTATCCATGCAGCTGGTATTGTTATATCCAAAGAAGCTTTAACAAGCTATCTCCCTACAATGCAAAAGGGTGTAGATAAGCCTGTAGTAACTCAGTGGGATATGGGTCGAGTAGAACAATGTGGCCTATTGAAGATTGACTTTCTTGGTTTAAGAAACCTAGGCGTGATAGATATTTGCATTAAGCTAGTTAAACAACATAGACAAATTACATTAGATGTAAACGACATACCGATAGATGATAAAAAGACTTATGATTTATTATGTCAAGGTAAGGCAATGGGTGTATTCCAGCTTGAGTCTGCTGGCATGCGTGAATTGATGGTGCAGATGCAGCCGCAAAACATCCAAGATATAATGGCTCTTATCTCACTATATCGTCCAGGTCCGATGGGTTCTGGTATGGATAAAGAATATATCGATAGAAAACATGGGAGAAGCCATGTATCTTATGAGCACCCTAAGCTAGAAAAAGTTCTTGGACCTTCACTAGGTATCATGCTCTATCAGGAAGATGTTCTTGGCGTAGCTAGGGAGTTAGCTGGATTTACTTCTGCTGAAGCTGATGACCTTAGAAAAGTTATCGGTAAAAAACTTATGGATAAAATCGCAATGATTAGAACTAATTTCGTAAAAGGCTGCATAGAGCATTCTAATCTAGATGAAGATAAAGCAAATAAAATTTATTCAGATATTGAATACTTTGGTGGCTATGGTTTTAACAGAGCACACGCCGCAAGCTATGCAATGGTTTCATATATTACAGCATACCTAAAGGCTCATTATACGGCAGAGTATATGGCTGCACTTATGTCTTCTGTGGTTGGTAATAAAGAGAAGTTAGCCGCTTACTTATCTGATTGTAGAAAGTTAGAGATTGAAGTACTCCCACCTTCTTTAAATAAATCCGGTAAAGACTTTAATGTACTCAGTGATTCTCAAGTAATTTTTGGCCTATCTGCCATAAACGGAATTGGTGAATCTATAGCTGAAGCAATTATTCTAGGTAGAGATGAAAAAAATCCTTACTCTAGTGTCTACGATTTCTTTAGAAGATGTGACCCAGCTACTCTAAAGAAGTCTACACTAGAACACCTAGCCTATGCAGGTGCTCTTGATGAGTTGTTTATAGTTTCCCATAACGGTGATTTAACAAGAAAAAAAGAGTTAGAATTATTAGAAAAAGAAAAAGCTGAACTAGGAATATATGTATCGAAGCATCCGATAGAGGGGATGTGGACAACGATAGCACCTAATGTCACTGGTGAAATAATAGATATCATAGAAATAAGCAACGGTGCAAATGTTAAGGTTGGCGGAATCTTAACCGCAGTAAAGAGAATGATAACTAAAAAAGGCCAGAAGATGTTTCGTCTTTTATTAGAAGATCTATCTGGTGAAATAGAAGTAATTATTTTTCCTAGAGAATCAAAAACTATAAGTGACGACTTTTTTAACGAGGGTGATGTAGTCATAATATCAGGAACAATAAACAGAGAGAATGAAGAAGAGTCAGCAATTGTAAAGATGTTCTATAATTCCAGCGAAAAGATAGATACATCTAGAGCAATAGGCAGTAAATCAATTATGCTAGAGACTAAAGATTCACCTAGTCTAGAGGTTGTACAGGGTATATATGATATAATTGAAAATGTTAATGGACCTTCTTATGTATATTTAACATATACGGAGAGTAATAAGAAGGTAACTTTTAAGTTTAAAAAATCTACTTCATTAAAAATAGAAGAAAAATTACAAAAATATATAAACATACGGAGCTAAGAAATGACACTACCAGGAACATACCAGAATCCATCCACCAAACCATGCTGGACTTTTTGTTCATCATGCAATAGATGCCAGGATAAGGGCAGATACACTAATTGTAATTCGTGTAGCGGTAGGTATGACCCGATGGGTAAGACTGATCCACATCCAGAAGATTTTTGCGACTGCAAGAATGGAGTATTAAGATGGAAAACAAAAGAGGGTAAGCTTATTATGACTCGCTTTAAGACAAATCCATTTAAGGGTCAGGTAAAATACGAAAAGAAGTCAGAGGATGAAAGAGATTGGGATTCCTATGTGGCTGATATGCGAGAAAAAATGGATGATCCAAGCTGGAATCCTATAGGAATATACGAGGAGGATTAATATGATTAAGCACGAAGTAGGTAGAATGCTACTTAATAACATAGCATTAATAGAATACAATACAGATGAACCTAGTTATTTTATTCAGTCTGGAGTTGCTGGTTTTAATGCAACAGCTCAAGAGTTATCAGACTTACATGGATTGTTGAGTTACTATTTTAATATTGACTCAGTAAATAATACTGTTATTTCACTCACAGAAGGAGGAGATGATGTCTTGGCCATATAACGAAGATGATCAAATGGAATTAGGAACAAGCGGTTGGGCAACCCTTGGTGAGGGTAGATACAAAAATATCTACACTGGTAATACCCTTGATGAACTAGGTAATGAATACGATACAAATGGAAATTTAATATTCGAAAACAAAGATCCTTACGGGGATGGAATTGAAGACTAATGAAATTAGCTATTAGGAACCTAGAAGATGTAAGTGATTTTGAAAGATTATCTTTAACTGATTTTTCGTATTCAAGAATGGATACATATAAAATGTGTCCTTCAAAATATTTTTATACATATATACAAAAAGAACCACGTATTTTTGGTGAAGCAGCTGTGCTAGGAAATATAGTACACTCCGTATTGGAAGACAACGTAAGTGCAACAGATATGTTGGATTTTGCAAAGCTACAAGAAGCATATACCCATGAGATAACAACTCAAGATCCAGATAATAAAATTAAACCTGAGTTAATTAATGCAGGGAAAGAAATATTAGATGAGTTCTTTGACCAGTATGCTGAAACTAAATTCGATGTCCTTCATAAGGAATATGGTTTTAAATTTGTTCTAGGTAGCTATTTAATATCTGGTTATATAGATAGAATAGATTCTTGGGGTGAAGACGGTGTTAAGATTATAGATTATAAAACTGGAAAATGGGAAGTGTCGCCAAAGGACATACCAACCAATTTGCAATTAGGTATATATGCAATGGCAGTTGACTATCTGTATCCAGACAAGAATGTATACGCAGAGCTGTATTACCTTAGATCCCGGAAGGCGTAAAGGCCACCTCTTTACTAAGGAGGATATTAACAATATTAAAATTAATTTAATATCTACTCTAGATTCAATCATAAACGATTCAGCATTCTTGCCTACAAAGAATGAGCGCGTCTGCACGTTCTGCGATTTTGCTAAATCTGGCGCCTGTGGAACTGGTGTATTCAGAGCTAGAAAACTAGCAAAAGCATAGTCATTAATTAATATAATCTTAGAAAGCAAAAAGCCAGGGCGAAAGCCCTGGCTAATTACTTATTAGATGCTGACAGTTAGAATGCTGATACTGGGTTCAATGCTGCGTCTTCGACAAGATCGAAATCGCTGAACTCACTAACCACTTTGGTGGCTTCTGTACGTGAGTATCCGAGTCTACCGAGGTCTGAAATGATCTCTTCGTTAACCTCAATTAACATACTGTCAATGATTGTGTTTAATGTATTCATGTCTTTTTGTACTCCGTTTTCTTGTATTTGGTAACCCTTACAGGTTTTTTTGTTTTTTTACTTTTTATAATTTATAATGGAGTAGATTAGTTTAGATCTAAAGGATACCATGAAAGAGCTCAACATTGCCAAGCCAGAGGAATATTTTTTGGAAATTTCTCCATTAAAAAACCATCCAGATTTTAAGAAAATAAAAACCATTATACCAGATCAACAGTCCATAGAGACTACAAGTATTAAAAGAGGCAACGCTTACCAGCATACAAAAACTGGGTTTAGAGAAGACCTAGGTTTAACACTGAGATCTAATTGGGAAGCAAATTTTGCAAGAATTTTAACAGCGTATAAAATCAAATTTGATTTTGAACCAACTGTTTTTGCGTTTCCAATTAAGAAACGGAACTAAAGGATACACTCCTGATTTCTTTATGCAGAAAGATTCTAGTTGGGTAGAACTTAAAGGTTATCTCGATGCAAAGAGTATGACAAAAATAAAAAGATTTAAAAGATACTACGAATCTGAATTTAACAAACTCACATTTATTATAAGCAAGTATTCAACTGACGGTAAAAATTTCGCAGCTGAACTAGAGATACCAAGAGTAATCTTCTATGAAGATATTAGAAGTTTTTACTCTGATAAAATATCGATTTGGGAAGGCAAGTAATCATGGCAGCATATAAGGAACAGTATTATAATTTAGAAGAGGAGGAAATGCAGGCGCTGATAGCCAAAGCTAAAGGCGGAGACGAAAGAGCTAAAAAAGAATTGCTAAAAGTTTTTAATAATTTTCTCACAAAGTATACAACATTATTGTATTATGGCAAATACAATCTAAACGACTACGACATAAGGAGATTTACGTCTTTATTCGTAAAGGATTCATATGTAAGATTTGCTCTTATGAAAAATAAGCTCAATCAACCTGGATACAAACATGTAAACGAAGTGTTGCGACGGTATAGTATATATGGCAAAAAGATATGGGGAAGAAATAGATGTCAGGCAAACTGTAGACATGACGTTCTTCCAGTGTATAGCTAGATATCAAAGAAAAGATTCTGAAAAAGGACCAATACCATTTAGTCGGATTTTTGTATAGTTATTTTTTTTATCTTCTCAAAAAGAACGTTGATACATTCTTAATAGATCAACTGGGAAGAAAGAGTTTTCCTCTCTTAAGTGATGATTCAAATGATGATGGAGAAAATGGAGAAAAACAAGTGGGCTTTAAAGCTCCACCAGAAGAGAGAGAAATGGAAGAGTTTCTTTCCACGGAAGACATTAATGAGTTTTGGGTACTTGGTGAAACATGTGCAGAACCTTTTATATTTCTTTCGGTCCAGGAAAGGCAACTGCTCAAGTGGCGTTACATAGATGATCTAAGATCTAGTGAGATAAGTAAAAAAATATCAGAACACCCTAATACGGTAAGAGAACATTTAGGTAAAATAAGGACAAAGGTAACCAATCTTGTGGTAGAATCTAAGATGCGAGATGAAATCAACTTCAGATAGGTAGACAATGAACCTTCAATCTTTACAGAAAATGAACGAATTATTAACATCGTTTATAGGCCCTCAGATAGAGGAGATCATTTCAGCCTACACTACAGATAGTAGCAATTCTTTATACTTCGTATCCATACCAGATGTAGATACATTAGATTTAGGGATTCATGAAATGGCCTCGTTGGTTGCAAGAACTTCAAATGTTTATGGAAGAGTTGCGCGATTAGCGGGCATGGCTAGAGCCCAGTATAAATTGATAGAGGGAAGCTATAAGAAAGTGTATAAGGCAAATAGAGTTGGGAAGAATGAGGCTGAGCGCGAAGCAAACGCTTTAGAAGCCGCAGAGAGTGAATACACTGCTTTAATAACAGCAGAGGCTATAGTAAACTTAGCTGAGTCTATGGAGCTTGCAGCTAGGATAGCATCCGAATCTTCTAGGAAGTTAATCGACAAGATACAATCTATGCAGGTAGCTTCTGCCAGGGAAGAAAAAGGATATTTTAGTGATAAAGATTTTAACACCTACTAAAAGTTTGAGGAATCACTTTGTACATAGCTCATTATAAATCGGTTAATTCAGCCACTGAATTTTATTCAAAAGTTAGAGACACCTTAGATTACCCAACTCAAATTGAGCACAAGAAAGAAAGATATACGCTTAATTCTACTTACATAATAAATGGTCAAACTCAATTAAAAAACTTTAAAGATAGAATAAAGAGTTTGGGTATTGAAACAGATGTAAGCGTAGATGATAAGTAATCTGATTTACCATGATAATAGAAGTGTTTTGCGATGGTGCATCAAGAGGTCAAGGTCAAAAGAAAATTGGAGAAGCAGCCTGTGCGGTATCTGTTTATAGGAATAGAAAAAAAATAGCGCAGTTTGCCAGAGGCTTAGGTCCAAGAACTAATAATGAGGCAGAGTACGAGGCTGTAATATCCGGACTGCTTATATGTTCAATGGGTGAATTCTACGATCCAATTATATATACCGATTCAGCTGTTGTAGCTAACCACATTAGTGGTAAATGGAAATGCAAACACGACTCTTTAACTCCTTTACTTATGACCATAGAGGATATAAGGGATGAATTTAATTTTAAAGTAGTTCAGGTTGAGAGAAGTTTTGTTTGGGAACCCGATGCACTGTGTAACGAATTCTTGGATAAGTTAGAGGAAAGAAAAGCTAAATCAAAAAAACCTGTGATATAATTACCCAATGCAGAAAAAATATTCAAAAAGTAATCCGATAATCTTAGGCTTAGCAGGACGCGCTGGTAGCGGTAAAACATCTGCAGCCGAAGCACTGTGCCCCAAGGGGTCAATGCAAACAACTTCTTCTGGAATCGTATGGGAGCATATATTCCACGCCCTTCCTCTTTATGAATTAGCTTCCATAAAGAAAAACATACAAGGCTTTAATGCTAAGTCTAGAAAATTGTATTCTATCCATGAAGTGCTATTCGAAATATATGGAAGAACAGCATTGGGGGCAATACCTCCTTACGAAGAATTTGTAGAAAAGGTAAAAAGTATTTATGATCTTCCAATAGAAGAAGAAGGCATTAAACCAAGAACTTTTTTACAGACAGCGGGAGATATCTGCAGGGAAAATTATTCAGAATGCTTCTGTCATTGGGCAGTCATGAAGAGCATGGAATTATATAGAAAAAATATTAATGAAATATCCAGAGAAGATGGCAATATGGATACGCCTATTTGTGTTATCATTTCTGATGTACGTTTTATTAACGAGGCTCAATCAATCTTAAAACAACCTAACGGTATGGTTATCACATACGAAGCTTCTGACGATATTCTAAGAGATAGAATCTTTAAAAGAGATGGCGTATTTATGACCAATGAACAACTTAATCATAATTCTGAAAAAGAAATTGATTTAGTAAAAGAAGTATCTACGTTCATTATAAATACTGATAATCTATCGATAGAAGATCAAGCAAAAGCTACACTGCAATTAGTCAAAAATAAAATAGAAACACTAGGAGAGTAATGCCAAAAATAAATGAGAGTATCGTTGAGCAGTCTGTAAACCCAGTTATGGATGCAGTTATTTCCACACATCAAAGAGTGGTTGTCACTACAGAACCAGTGCTGACAGTTGCTGTTGGTAGAAAAGTAAATATTGGTAACTTTGAAAATGTGGATATAATGGCATGTCTGACAGTTCCAATGAATGGGGTTGATCCTTCTAATGGTGAGGATTTTTCCAATGCCATTAAAGAGGCAGCAGCAGAAGCTTTCTCTTTAGTTTCCAGGGAAACGGGAGAGAGATATCAGCTGATTAAGGAGTCTCAACAGACGAGATAATTTGCATTTACTATACAGGTACTGTACTATATTAAAACAAACTAATCAAACTAATGAGGTAAAAAATGAGCAAGTTAATTGATAAAATTAAAAGTATCCTTTCTGGTAGTTCGGAAGTTGCTGCTGCGAAGGACGCTGTTGTTAAGGCAGCAAAGGTTGTAGCCGAGGAAGTTGTAGCAGAAGTGAAGAAGGCTCCAGCTAAGAAGGCTCCTGCTAAGAAGGCTGTAGCCAAGAAAGTTGGACCACGTCCAGAAGATGCTGCAAGAGCTAGCGAAACAAAAATAAAGAAGACCAAGTAATTAGATTGAGACCCCCAGCTTGCTGGGGGTCTTTTTCAATATATCAGGAGGGTTATGTCTTTAGCAAAAGCTAGAAAAGTTTTTAAAAATAGTCAGACACCAAAGCCACCAGAAGAGAAACAAAAATGATGACACTACTATGGAAAATCTGGTTAAAGGTCTATGACCTACTAGAGGTTATCGATAAAAAAATAAAGTAGAAACATGTATCCGGCGTCTTTAAAAAATATTGTTATTGAAAACAATTTTATAGATAAAAAAGAAATAGATACTATTTTAGATATATTAAAAAATACATCTTCTAAAGAAATCGTTATTATCAATGACCCCAATGACGGAGGCAATGATAATAAGAAGGATGGAAGCCCGGTCTCTCTCGAATATTTTTTATTTGATGATTCAAACACAACTGTTTTAAATTCATTTATTCTAAAATTAGAACAATATGTTGAGTACACTTTTGGTCAAAGATTTTATTTAGCAACTCCTCTTTGGGGAAGAGCATGGCGAGTTGGCGATTTTCTATCAGTCCATTCCGATGGTGAATATAATAATTCAGATTTGAAGTTTAATGATACATTTGCGGAAGAAGAATGGGCGAATCACATTCCTGGATTTTTGTGTGATTACTCTTCTTTACTATATTTAAACGATGACTATGAGGGCGGAGAATTATTTTTTCCAGAATTTGATTTAACTATAAAACCTAAACTTGGTGACTTAATAACGTTTCCAACAAATTCCATGTATCTGCATGCTGTAAAAGAGGTAAAATGCGGTACTAGGTATACTATACAATTAAGCTGGTTTAGAAAAACTACTTTAATTGCGAATACTCTTCCTAAGAATAATGCAATCTTAGAAGCTGTGAAAGGTTTTGGAGAATAAAATGGCAACTATGAAAAGTTTTGTATACGTTAGTGGTCCTAGAATGGGAACCAACAATAGAATGACTGGCATCGTAATGCCAGGAGAAAAACCAGTTAAGAAGACTTCTATTAAGAAAAAAAGTACAAATAAGAAAAAGGGTAAGAAGTAATGGCTAAGTCAGCAGCATGGCAAAGAAAAGCAGGTAAGAATCCTGAAGGTGGTTTAAACGCCAAAGGACGTGCATCATACAAAGCACAAACAGGTGGCACACTTAAGCCACCAGTGTCTGCTAAGCAAGCTAAGAAGTCACCCAAGTCTGCCGCACGACGCAAGTCTTTTTGTGCACGAATGGGCGGTATGCCGGGCGCAATGAAAAAACCTAATGGCAAACCAACACGCAAAGCACTTGCATTACGTAAGTGGGACTGCTAATATCTTTATATTATCAAAAGGGTAATATATTTTATAAAAAACAAATAGGAGAAAACAATGGCAATGAAAAAGAAAGCACCAGCAGCAGCAAAGAAGGCTCCAGCAGCAAAGGGTGGCATGACTGCCGCTCAAAAGAAGCTTCCACCATTTATCCAGGCAGCTATGGCTAAAAAGAAGAAGAAGTAATATAATGGCTATGAAAAAGAAGAAGAAGCAGTCGGACTCAATGCAGACCGCATCCTTAGCCGGTAAGCCAATGATGCAGACTATTTTTCCATTGAAGAAAACAATGCCAAAAGGCAAGGAAGCTTCTTCGAAGTCAAGAAATAAAAAGTAGTTTTTAAAAAATCCCCATCTATTTTTTAGGTGGGGATTTTTTTTATACATGTTACTATATATTTTACCTACTCTATAGGAGATAATCATGAGCAAAGTTGCATGGGACTATATTGTTCCCGTTAAGTTACCCGCAGATCTAAAGGGAATAACACCAGGAAAGTTACCTGCTAATCTCTTAGTGCCAATACCAGGTGGGGGAAAGCTACACAGACTTGCCGCCAATGCGTGGCTAGCTATGGTAGCGAAAGCTAAAGCTGAAGGCGTTGAACTAAAGCCGACTTCTTCACGGAGATACCTATAGAACTCTGGAGCAGCAACTTGCTGGCTTTATGCAACGCTATCAGTTGGCAGAAATCGCCGGCTCAAGCACAAGAACTTATGAAGGTAAAAAATGGTATCTAAAGAAGGGCAACGCTCCTTTGGCTGCTCCGGGCTCCAGTCAACATAACTTACGGAATTGCAGTTGATGTCAGTGATGCTGGCAATCCTAAGCGCCTTAATTGGTTGATAGCTAATGTTAAAGATTTTGGTTTTTCCTGGGAAGTAGTTCCAGAAGAGCCATGGCATTTACGTTATGTATCAGGTGATAATGTTCCAGCTGCAGTTGCAGCTTTTACGGGCGGCGCTGCACCAGTTGTCAACTTAAACACAACACCTCCTATCCACGACCACAAAGCCCTACAAGAGGCTCTGAAGGCCAAGGGATTCTATAAGGGTGAAATCAACGGTGTAAAAGATGCTGCGACAGATGCGGCAGTGAGGGCATTCAAAGTAGCTAATAAGCTGGCAGCTGACTCAGTTGTTGGACCAAAGGTAAAAGAACTGCTTGGCCTTAAGTGATCCGGTGCTGAAACCCTAATTACTCCAGCAGCTGACATGACTAACTGGCAAAATATTATCGTAGCTTTAATTACTGCAAGCAGTCTCGTTGCTGTAGCATATCTACAATTTGTTTTTAAGGCTGGGAAAAAGCGCGGCGAAGAAGCCAAGGCTGAATGGGCACAGAACAAAGCAGACCATGCAACTGTTGTATCAATGATCCAGCAACTGGGGAAAAGTCTTGGCCGCTCAATTGACAAAACAAATGATTCTGTTGATAGAATAGAAGGTAAGCTTGATACTCACATCAGAGATCATGCAGTAGGCAAGTTTGATATAGATGATGTAAGATTTAAAACAGGAGAAAAAGTTAGAGATGGCAAGTAAAAAGGGCAATCCTAATAAGGATTCTTTTGGTAGATTTTCTACCGGCTCTTCTTATAAGAAACAGACTTCTGATATGAAGTCTAATCTCTATAAAGCAGTTCCAGACACGAAAGATTTTAATCCCGTACCAACCGTAACATGGTCTACGGATCAAAAAGTGTTTTATAAAGATATAATAAAAGCTTTTGGGGGTAAACCTAAAACGTCAAATAAAACAAAAAGAACAATAGCTAAATATAATTATAAAAAGAAATAGGAATAAAAGATGGCAAGTAAAAAATCAGATAAGAAATGGATTGCTGGAGCAATTAAAAGACCGGGAGCTTTCACAGCTAAGGCTAAGAAGGCCGGCAAATCTGTAGCAGGTATGGCAGCTGCCGTATCGAAGAATCCAGGTAAGTACAGCCCACTTACTCGTAAGCAAGCATCACTTGCGAAGACTCTTAGAAAAATAAGTAAAGGAAAATAATTATGCATTGCACAAATGAAAGCCACCATCAGGATAGTGGCGAAGAATGTTCACCAAAAAAGAATCATCGCGAAGATAGAAGAGTTGAAAGCCCGCACGATATGCACTGGCATATAAACAAAAACTCTTTTAAAGGTTGGGGTTTAAACTTTGTTTATTTTGCGCTTCATGCAGTTGAAATATATCTTATTCTTAGATTGGTAAAATAATGGCGGCAAAAAAAATAGCAGTTTGGAATACCCCTAGTCCAAGCAAGAAGCCAAAGAAGCTTTCGCCTAAGAAAAAAGCTTCCGCAAAAGCAATGGCAAAAGCAGCAGGTCGACCATATCCTAATTTAATAGATAATATGAGAGCTGCTAAAAAGAAAAAGTAACACCAACATATGCTATAATTTGTAGCATGACTGAAGAACAAAGCTATAGCGGCTACATGCCGATGATAAAGCAGGTTAATGTTTCTCAAGTTATGGAAATGATTAATACTGAAGGTGAATTAATCCACGCCCATTCTCTTACTGTAAATACTAGAGAGAATAAAGATTTTGTTTTTAGTATTTCTCAAAAAGATTTAGTAAGACTTTATTTCCTTCTACACAAGGTGCTGGGTAATGCTCAGGGATAAAGGAATATTTTTACATGGTGGTGTTGGAATTGGATTTGTTCCAAAAACACCAGTCACCCTTTTTCCTTCTTCGGTTAAAGAGCAGTCTTCAAAAGAATCCTCAAGAACCCTATTGCACTATGCACATCAGTTGGGTTACCCTATTGCTTATGCTCAAGAACAAAACGGACAACTGGTTCAAAATATTCTTCCCGTTCACAAAACAGAAGAGCAGCAAATATCTACTTCTTCTAAGGTAGAACTGGCTCTTCATACAGAGAGCGCTTTTCATCCCTATAAGCCAGACTATGTATTACTCCTTTGCTTAAGGGGCGATGATAAAGCTGCAACTACTTATGCTAATGTTAATGAAATTATTGAATCACTTTCTAGTGAAGTTGTAAAATCATTAAAGCAGCCTTGGTATAGAACTGCAGTTGATGATAGCTTTAGGACCAAAGGTGAGCCACAAAAAGAATTCATCATGCCAATCCTTTCTGAGGTCGATGACAAGATGACGATAACATATGATAACTTTTTCATGCGCGGAATAAATGAGTACGCTAATATGGCCTTAGCTGAACTTAATTATGCCATACAAAAATGTACTAGAGAAATTGTTTTAAAAACAGGAGACCTATTAGTCATAGATAACTCTACTGTTATTCATGGTCGCAAACCATTTCAAGCAAGGTATGATGG